TGGAGTATTGGGTGTGGTTCACCAAAGTGCCCGAAGGATTTGCGACCAGTTGGATTCTCGTGTTCTGGGTTCCGAGAGTTCCCAGTGGGAAAGTCAGGTCGTATTTTTCGGCTTGGACCAGAATATCGGCACTGCTGTAGACAGCCATGCTTTCGGTCGCAAGATTCACCTGAGTCGTTGCCGATGTCGTCAGGGAATAGGTCTTGATTACCTGTCCGCTCGGCATCGTGGTGATGTTCGTCGTGGCACCTCCGAGCGTGGTGTTTCCACTCACGTAGAGGCTGCTTCCGAACGTGGCACCTTGAGAAACATAAAGACTCTGGGCCGTGATTCCCGAGTTCGCCGAGACCCTGCTGCCGAACGTGGCACCTTGAGAAACGAAGAGGCTCTGTGCGGTGATTCCTGCGTTGAAGGTCTGGAGGCCCGTGAACGTATTGGTCGAGTTCGTTCGGGCTACGTTCGAGAGACTCACCGCTCCCGTGGTCACCGTGAAGTCCGAGGTGTTGAACGAGGCCACGCCTGTGATGCTCGTCGTCGCCAAGGGTGGAGCATACGACACGGCACCAGTTGATCCGTTGAAACTGCGAACCACGTTGCCTGTAAGGCTTACGGCACCCGCTGCGGACACAAGGAAATCATTGGTGAACGAAGCCACACCAGTCAGACTCGACGTAGCGATGACAGGCGAGTAGGAAACCGCACCCGTCGTCCCGTTGAAACTCTTGACGTAGTTGGCCGTGAGGCTGACCGCTCCTGCTGCCGAAACAAGGAACTCGTTTCCGAAGGATGCGACACCAGTCAGACTCGAAGAGGCAATCACGGGCGAGTAGGAAACTGCTCCAGTTGATCCATTGAAACTACGAACCACGTTGCCGGTGAGCGACACGGAACCCGCAGCCGAGACGATGAAGTCGTTGTTGAACGAGGCCACGCCCGTCAGGCTCGATGTCGCCAGAACAGGGGAATATGTGACGGCACCCGTTGCTCCATTGAAACTCTTGACGTAGTTGGCAGTCAGGCTCACGGCACCTGCCGCAGAGACCAAGAACTCATTTCCGAAGGACGCTACACCCGTGATGCTTGCGGTGGCGATGGGGACATTGGTCGATCCGCTTCCAGACGAGGAGATGGTGATCGTATTGCCGACCGTGCTGACGGTGACATTGGTTCCCTGAACGATGCTTATGGGTCCCGTGACCCCGTTCACCGTCGATACGTACGATGTGATTCCTCCGACGATCGAACCTGCGACATCGATCCATTGGGAACTATCTCCGTCGTTGATGTAGACGAATAGAACGCCATTCTCGCTGTCGTACCACTGATCTCCGTATGTGGGTCCTGCTGGTGGGGTCGAACTGAAAGCAAACTTCACGGCTCCCGTCGCACCCGCTGGACCTGTTGGTCCCGTGTTTCCCCCGCCGCCCGAAGACGCAATCGTGATGAGGTTTCCTGCCTGAGTTATAGTGACGTTGGAACCCGAAGTGATCGAAACCGCACCCGTAAACCCATTGACCGAGGACACGACATTCTTGACGGTGAGATTTCCGCCAATCACCACGTTGCCACTGAAGGTTCCTCCCGAAGCGGAGATGTTCGCCGCAGGATCGATGACGACATATTGCCCAGTCGTTCCGACCGAGAAGCCGCCTACAGAGTTGAATGGTATGCGTGACATGGTTTATCTTATGCTATTGATAGTGATCCTGAGTAAATCGTTGAGTTGGCGGCGATGATGGTCGAATCCGTTCCTGACACGGGAGTCACCGTCAGTTTGAAGTCGTTTGCTGCGGGAACAATTGCCACCGTTGCCACTTGAAGTCCCGAAGCAATTCGGCTTTCGGTGTATTGCGTTCCGTTTGTAGTTCCATCGCATTTGGATAGAATCGACATTCGTATCAACTCCGTTCCTACGAGACTTCCTGAACTGACACGACGAAGGTGTATGGTGACATCGGCGGCTCCGATTGGTGCGTACGTCTGTATCGATGTGGCAGTGGGAACGCCGTTGATTATCAAATAAGAAATGGATTCGGCTGTGATTCCCGGTCCAAATATGGTGACTTCTGCGGTCGAACCCACCGAAGAATAGAATGGTCGGGTGGTGAATACCTGCTGAGTTGTAGTCGTAAGACCAGATGTGCTGGTCTGAATACCGTCCATCTTCGTGGTTTGGAGACCACGAGACATGATGAAGTTCGATGCGTTGGTTCCACTTCCATCATCCAAGGTTGTCGGAGAGACATTGATCTTCCCCGATGTCAAGAGAGCCGCTGTCGGATTGATGTGTCCCGTCGTCCCCGTGCTGAAGTAAATCGGATTGAACGATGCGACACCCGTGAGACTTGCGGTTGCGATAGGAACCGAAGTGACGGGAGGGGTGTACGTCACCGCACCCGTGGCCCCGTTGAACGAAGCCACCAAGTTCGAAGCAACCACGCTGTTTGCTACGATCGTGTTGAACGTGGCACCCTGAGCAACATACATGCTGCTCGACGAGATTCCATAACTGAACGACTGGAGCCCGATGAAGGTCTGAGCCGTGTCGGTCTTCGCCACGCCCGTGATGGCACCCGTCGATCCGTTCACGCTTCTTACGACATCCGCCGTGAGGGTGATGACACCCGTGGGGGATACGTTGAAATCGGTCCCGTACGATGCCACGCCCGTGGTGCTTCGTGTTGCGATCGGAAGCGTGAAGTTGACGGCACCCGCAGCCCCGTTGAACGAGAGAACACCCGTATTCGAAAGGGTGACCGCATTTCCCGCACGAACCACGGATACGCCAGTGCTTTGGACGACCGTATCACCAGTGACCTGATAGGGTGTGGAAAGAGAGACCTGACCGCTTCCATTGACCGAGAAGTATGACGAGTTGAACGATGCCACACCAGTGATGCTTGAGGTGGCGAGGGGGATGTTCGTCGAAAGCCCAGAAATCACCACGTTTCCGTTGGCATCCGGCTTGGTTGAGTTGACCGATCGAACGATCTGGGAGGTGAGGCCGACGTGACCGGTTATGGATACGACGAAATCGTTGATGTTGAACGATGCTACGCCGGTGACGCTGTACGAGGCGAGGACGACGTTGGCGACTCCGCTGCTGCTGCCTGTTCCGATGACGATGGAATTTCCATGCGTACCGCCAATATACAATTTACCGTCGCCCAAATTGGCGGCGAGTTCACCCAAGGTGAGGCCCGTAGGCTCCACACCCGCAGTAAAACCACGTTTGATCTTTATCAGGTTCGCCATTTAGTAGTTTCCGCCGTCGATATTTATCGTGAACAAATCATCTATACTGATGGTGGTCACGGGGAACACCTGCCATGCCTCGCCATCCCAACGCCAACTCGAATAGCCGTAGGTGTAAACCTGATTCACCGATGGATTGGATGGAAATGCCAGTGCCATGTTGCTCCTTAGATGATCTCGACCAGATCATTGTACAAGTAACTCATACGATTCGCCATCCTCCCCTATAGATGAACTGAAGTGCCCCGTTACTTATGTTGATAGTGGCGGAAGACTGGTTGTCGATGAGATGCACTCCGTAGCCAACCACGGTGATCGCTCGGCCTATTCCGTCTCCCGCATGTCCAGATTCGTCCTTCACCACGATCTGCCGACCCGTCTCGGGGCTTGCTGGGAGGGTGATGGTCACTGGTCCCGAATAGTTCACTCCGATGTAATAGTCGTCCGTGGTTGCCTGATACGTCGATGTCGTCACGCTTGCCGTCGCAAGAATCGAGACCGTCATGTTGGGCATCTGAGGCTGAACCCAGACGTACTCTCCCGCCGATCCCGCAGGAACGTAGACGTACTCGATGCCCGTGTCCGAGTCCATCCATCGACTTCCCGTCACTCCTCCCACGGGCTTTCCCGATTGGTAATGGAAGTCGCTGGATGTGATTGCTGCGATCGAGACCGAATTGGTGGCAGGATCAGTCGTGATTGCTATGTTATTGCCAGCCCGAAACGTCAGGGTCTCGGCAACATATCCGACTGCGTTCAGGTCGGACTGACCCGCCACACTGATGGTCTTGAATGCCTCTCCGAGACCACCACCTCCGTCATAAAGAACGGGCTTTCCGCCACCAGACCCTATGACCTTCTGGAGTTTCTTGAGGTCGATGCTGAGACGTTGATCCTTGAGAACCAAGGGAGCCTGAGCGGAAACGATGCCCATGGGACCGACCTCACCACGGTCGCCCTTGTCTCCCTTGGGTCCCGATTCGCCCTTCTCGCCCTGAGGACCCGCTAGACCTCTTTCTCCCCGCTCTCCTCGTACCCCAACAGGTCCCGGATTTCCTTGAGGGCCTTGTTCGCCTCTCTCTCCCTTTTCTCCTCTAGGGCCTTGCGAGCCTTGAGGTCCCGGATCTCCTTGAGGACCCGCTTCACCTCGTTCGCCTCTTTCTCCCCGAGGCCCCGCTTCTCCCTGAGTGCCCTGCGGCCCTTGGGGTCCTTCCGGGCCAGCAGCACCGGGTGGTCCGGATTCACCTCTCTCACCCGCCTCTCCCTTTTCCCCTTGAACTCCTTGAGGTCCTCGTTCGCCTTGGGGTCCTTGCGGTCCCTGTTCTCCCGCTTCACCCGTGTCGCCCTTGAGTCCTGTCTCACCTTTCTCTCCTCTCAGTCCTTGTGGACCTTGAGGCCCCTGTGGGCCGATCTCTCCTCGATCTCCAGTATCGCCCTTGTCGCCCTTGGGTCCCCTGAGTCCCTGAGGACCCTGAACACCCCGAGGCCCTTGGACTCCGGGGTCACCCTGTGGACCTTGCGGACCACGCTCAACAAGAACGACTTTGCTTGACCGCTCGACAGGGGTCGGCGACTCAAGAAACTCTTCCTCCTCATCGGAGGACTCAGCAACCATCGGAGGTTCGGTCTCCTCATCGAGAAGCACAAAGGAAGAGTCGAGAATGTCCTTTCCCGCCTTGAGAATATGGGGCTGTCCGTCTTCGTCAATGAGATATGCTTCCCCAATACCCTTGTACTGGTGAACGGATGCGTCGAAGCATTCTCTGCGAGTCGTGACGGAAAAGACGCTCCCTGAATCGAAACCCATCAATCCATCGTTCACTAGCATAATCTTCAAGCCGGAGGGAGCCCCCCGGCCTGAAAGACTTGCGAAGGTGATGTCTCGACCACCACCCGACATGTACTCGTTGAACTTTTGGGGCATCATTCTCTCGGGGTACTGACTTATTTATTGATTTGTCAGGGCATCCCAAGAGATAGGAAACAGTTTCCGGATGAGGTGCTTGAAGGCGTTTGCATACTCCCGAATCTCCCACTGTGCATGGGAATCGGCTCGAAGGCCGACTACTCGGGAAAAGGCAGCCAAAGAACCCGTCCACCACCACTCAGTGTACAACCCCTGAGGAAGCACAAATCGGGCCTGTTCGGGGGCAATCCCCCTTTCGAGGAGACGGTTGTAGGTTTCCACCGCCTGATTTATGCTGTTTTCGTATGCCGTGCAGCAGTCATGGTAGGTGTCGTCATCCTCGACGAAACCAGAACTCCCCTGCTTGGCTCCATTGGTCGGAGAGGTTCTCCAGATTGGATTGTAGAACTCCGGAGTGTCGGTCACGTACCGCCGAGACACCTCGTTCATGACCAATCCAACCGTGTGCTTGGCGAACTGGGCACGAATCGGGATGGGGGCCTTGATGTGGAGCGTCACCATGGCATGAGCAAATGGGGTCCAGTGCTTGTGCTTGGCGAGATATTGAATGAGTTTCCTATCCCTTTCGTCGGGGATTCCAGTTCCCTCGAAGCCCGAACTCTGCTTGTTGAAGGACACACGAGCAGCATTCACAACCGTCAGGTCGTCTCCCATCGAATTGACCAAACGAACAAAACCATTATCCAAAACAAGGATTTCGTCTGGGCGAGCCGACGACATAACCGGCTTCCCCGGCTCATCCGAACGATCCGAAGAATCTTCATTCACAGAACTCATCATAAACTCCAATGTGTTGGTTATTGACTGTCAGTCTGGCTCACGGCACCGAGGCGAGTCTCGGCCTTCAGGGCATCGAGTCGTTCGCCCACCTTGCTGTACAGTGACTGGAAAATCTGATGCTTGACTTCCGCCGCCTGCTGGTTTGCGACAAGGTCAATGATGCTGGGAGATTCCGATTCCTCTACCTGATCGGCGGGTTCGGCTTGGATTTCATCATCATCACCCTCATCGAACTCGAAGCCTTGGCTGTCTTCCGTGCCTTCAAATTCGTCGTGGTTGCTCTCGTCATCATCGTAATAGGGGTTGTCACGATCCATATCATTCTCCTAGACTGTATGCGGGTCGTTCAGCGTAAACCCGTGAATTCCCTTCCACTTGCGTTCCTTGGTGCTGAATGGCATCTTTTTCAGTTGAGCCACACTTGGACGCTTGGCCTTCGCCGACTTGTCAGTTCGAACCGAGATCCTGTCGGTGACGTGTGCGGTATGGGCCGTTGGGGCCACCCACTCACCGATGTCCTTTCGAAGCATTTTGAACGACTTAGCCATCGTCCTATTTATACATTTTAGACCTGCAATGCTTCCATGTACAAATCCCTAATCAAGTTTTTGAGATGGGCCGTATCGTTGACCCCTTCCATGCCGTCAATCTCCTCGCAAATGAGAGTCAGGGTGTCCTTCGTCAAGTCAACTTTGTGGTCAGACTTGGTCTTATCGTGAGTCACTCGCTCATCGATTGAATACGAATGGCACCCGAACTCGTTGAGGCGATCGAGAAGTTGATCGAACACCACCGGCTTGGTCTTCTTCTCCACAATCACCTTGACGAAGGTGTTCGAGTACTCCTTCAGATTGAGGAATGGGCAGGTGTAGTCAGTGGTCTCGTCGTTGTAGACCAGTTTGGTGAAGATTCGGTGGGGGTTCTGAACGTACTCCATCTGACGGGTCTCGGTGTCAAACACATGGAAACCCTTGGTCTCGTTCAGGTCGCTGAACGTGATCTGATACTGGGTGCCGAGATAGTGGACGTTGCCCTTGCTGTGCTTGCAGTGAAAGTGACCGCTGTAGACGGCCTCATATCCCGACATGAGGTCTGGGCTCATGCCGTCATGGTGTTCAACGCCACGAAGGACCTCGTAGCCAGAGAGTTCGAAGTGGCCCATCAGAACGGGAGTGGGCTTGGAAGCGATGAAGTCAAGACACTGCTTCTCGTTCTCCTTGGTGATCCACGGAACGAGAGAGATGCCGATTTCCTTCATGGCGACGGGTTCGTGCCAGAAGTTCCAACCATCGCACTGCCCATACCCCGAGAACAACTCCTCAAGAGAGTTGACCTCGTTCGTGTTCTTGTAGTAGACATCGTGGTTGCCGGGGATGATGTCAACTCGGATATTTCTATCCCAGATGGCCTTGATGAATCGGTTTCGTACGAGATTGAGAGTGTTGAAGTTGACGTACTTTCGCCTGTCCATCAGGTCGCCGAGATGGATGATATGCCGAATCCCGTGCTTGTCGAGATAGGGAAAGAACTCCTCCTCGAAGAACTTCATGAAATGTTCGAGGAAGATGGGGTTGTCGTTACGGGCTCCCCAATGGGTGTCGTTCAGGATTGCAATCTTCATTCTCACTCCATGATGTCTTCGAGGGTGCGACGACTGGTCTTCTTCTTGCTCACTCGCTTCTTCTTGGCCTTCTTCTTCGTCTCGGCCTGTTTCTCTTCATAACTCTTGGCGAAGTTCTTCAGGTCGTTGTCGCTCAAGGAGAGGAAGTGTGCATAGGGATTTTCGCTCCGCATTCTCTCGTCGTCGTTGTACCTATGCTCTTCGAGGATGTGGTTGCGGAACTTTCCACTTCGGTCGTTCCTCTCAATGCACTTCATCTTCGTGTATAGTTGCTTCTTCTCCTTGCTGATCCGGCGAATGAAACACCAGTAGATGATCGTGGTGAAGAAGGCGAATGGGTTCTTGGACTTCTTGGGATCGAAGTTGCCGAGATACATGATGCAGTTCTCGATGGCATCCAAGATCATCTCTTCCTTGAAGATGTAGTTCGAGAAGTTCGGCTTCTTGGCTAGATTGGTGGCAATGTCAAGAATGCACTGGCCGATGTAATCGGATGCCTGAGGAGGCTTATCACCCTTCTTTCCATCCTTCTTGAACTTGACGAATGCCTTTTTGTATTCGACCAGTTCTTCAAAGAACTTCTTGTTGTCAATGTAATGATTGGATGATGTCTTGTTTCGTTTCGCCATGAGGGTTCCTTATTTGGGGATAGTATATCCTTAAATCGGCAGAAGTAAAGCCCATTTTTTATAGGTTAGTAAATAATCTTTGAAGAATCTTCAAAAGAAACATTCAAAACCAATTTTGACACCTATATACCCTCGTCTATTGAAGAGGGAAAAAGTCTAATTAAGTTACTCTTATAGACTATACTATACTAGAATAGTCTATTGAAGTACTCTAAGAGGCGAGAGTCATTCGAACGGCGGTGGGTTTTGATCCCCATCGAGCCCGTCAAAGAACTGGTCTCCTCCTCCACCCTCATCATCATTCCCATTCCCATCCTCATCGCCCTCTTCCTCGATTCCCTCGTCTCCATCCATGGATGCCTTGGCGGAATGATAATCCCGCAGAATCGCACTGTCGGGAAGGGCAACGCAAATCACCGATGACTTGGGGACGATGAACATTTCATCGGGGGAGAACTCAACCCACCTCTTCATGAAGATGAGGGTTTCCGACATGAGGCTTCCCTTCTTCTTTCGAGCAGGGATCTGGATGATGTTCATCGGCTCCTCCAGCGTGTAGACCCCTTGGTCCCCATGAGGATTCACGGCATCGGCGATTCCGGCAATCAGAGTTTCGCCCGTCACCATCTTCACGATTCGTACAGGATACATAATCACTCCTTACACGTCCAAGGGAATCTTCACGATCTTGTGTGGGAACTTCTCTTCGATATACAGACGAATTCGAGAGATGAAGTGAGACATAGTGTAGTTAGGTTGGTCATTCGTGTGCAGATCGTCGGCGATGTCGTACAGGTGGGCCGAGTCCTTCCCGTCACCCTTTCTCAACTGGCGACCAATCGATTGCAGCACACGAATGCGACTCTTCGATGGGCTCGCAAAGATGAGATTTCTCAGGCTTCGAATGCTCACGCCCGTGGAAAACGTCCCGTATGAGGCGACGATGATGGCATTCGTCTCCTTCTCCACAATCTTTCGAATGTGCTCACGATCATCCGCCTCCGTCTCTCCCGCCACGAAGAACACCTTGCGGTCCTTCCCGACCGTTCGCTGGATCAGTTCGTACAGAGGTTTCCCATGCTTCTCAACGAACTGAAAGAGGACAAGCGTGTTCCCCTTCACGGAAGATGCGAGATTCGAGATGAAATCATTCCGTGGCTTGCACTGAACGAGCCAGTCGATTTCGGCATGATAGTTGATGCCCTTGAGAGAGTCCCGGAGTTCCTTGGGATACTTGAGCAGGATGCAATCGATCTCGATCGAGGAAATGAGTTTCCTCTCGATCAGTTCGTGCGTCGAGATCATCTTCTTCGCAGGGCCGAAGAGACCTTCGATGCACAACTTGTTGACCTTCGTGCCGTCAAGCGTTCCCGTGAGTGCTATGCGATACGGACAATCGATCAACTTGTTCATGATGGTCGTGAGGGATTGTGCCTTGAACAGGTGAGCCTCGTCCCCGATGACGACCTCGAAGTTGTCGAACCACGCTCTCGGCATCTTGTAGATGGACTGCCACGTTGAGATGACGACCTGACGGTCGGACAACTTCGGAACGCCTCCGTGAATCTTGTGGCAGTTCTGGTGAGCCGACCACTTGGTCGTCTGGGAATAGTCATCGAAGTCGGAGTACATCTGAGTCACGAGCGAGATCGTCGGAACGATGATGAGAATCTTTCTCGTGGGTGCGATGACGTTCTGGTAATACCTGACCAGACTGTAGATAATCAGACTCTTTCCGCTCGCAGTCGGCGAGAGGATGACGCATCGGGATTGGTTGATGGCGTGGCAGAACGCATCGACTTGATGGTCATGCGGTTCGATTTCCTTGCCGTGAGCGGTCGGCTTGAGAGCCTTGATGAAGTCCCGAGTCTTTTCGCAGTTGATCTTGACTTCGGGAATCGAGATCTGACTGTCCACTTCCATCACGTACTTCCGCTCTTGGGCGAAAGTGGCGAGGTAGTCCATCAGTCCGGCAGGGAGCAGCCCCGAGTAGGGGTTGAACAACTTGATCTTGCCGTCCCAGACTTTTCGCTTGTATGCGGGCGTGTACTTGGCACCGGGAACCTCAAAGGTGAAAAACCCTTGAAGTTCCATGGCGATGTCCTTGTCCGCAAACACACGGACGTGCGCACTGTTCACATGACGAACCTGTATCACACCCACAGTCAGATATTTAGGGGTGGTCAGGAGCGGTCAGGGATGGTCAGGAAACGCCAGACTTGAACTTGAGGAAGTCGATGGCGTTGCGGATCACCCACTGGCGATTGTTGATCCCCTTCAGAAGGGAGTCAAGATAGTCAACCTTGGCCTTCTGTGCCCCCACCTTGGCTTGAAGTTTCAGAAGATCGGGGTCGGCATCCAAGTAGACATCATAGTCGTTTCG